CGCCGGTCGCTCCATTCCGCCGGCCCGCTGTAACTGACGGTCTCTCCGCTCACAGTGAAATGGTTCGGCTGTGCATTGCCAAAGAAAGCTGCAACTTCGGCTGCAGCGGCTGCGGTGCGGTCCGGGGTCCCCGGCCTGCCGGGTGCCTGTGACAGGGTGATCCGACCACGCCATGGCAAAGGCGGCTGCGAACCTGCCTCGCTCCAAGGGTCCGGCAAGGTGTTGCCACTCACCTGGTCCATGAGCACGAACGGATAGAACATGACCTCCTTTCCGGCGGCGCGAATGGCCCGGATGGCTTCGATCACAGAGGCATCCGCAGGCGTGCCCCCGTAGATCGACGCCCCTTCGACGGCCGGCACCTGGGCTGCGCCCGCGCGCGACACACCGCCTGCACGCCACGGCATCCCCACGCCATCCCGCAGTTTCTGTTCAACTTTCGGCTGGATCTTGCAGGATGAACACCGCAGGTCGTCGCCGAACCACGAGACGACAAGCGACACCGACCCGGCGTTCGGCAGTTCCTGGGTCAGTTGATCCAGACTGGTCGCGAAATCGGTCTTTCCCGACGGCGAATGAACGTTGGCGGAGCGGTTTTTCCCGGGTGCCTCGGCATAGTGAACCGGGGTGGTCGCAAGACCATACTCGCCGGTCCCCGGGATCAGCGCGACGGCGCGTACCGCACCGCCAATCGTTTCTGCCGGATTGACCGATGTCCCTTGCGCCGGTCTGATGACTTCGAAACTGAATTGCGGCACGCGGTTTCCATAGGCAGCAAGTTCCAGATCCTCGATCACGAGATAGGCGAGGCCCCGATAGGGCGGTGCCCTTCCCGGGCCTTCGATCGCTTCAATAAGAGGATCGGGCAACTGCGTCTCGCTGCCGGGGTAGACGCGCAGGTTGAGGTCGAGGGTCGAGATTTCGTTTCCATCCGCCCAGACACGGCCAACCCGGATGATCTCGCCTTCGCACAAGGCAATCGCCAGGCTGACAGAGTAGCTGTATTCGTTGACCTTTGGCCTTGGCGCCCCCTTGCCGGTTCGCTGGCGTCGCACCGTTTCGCTGAACTCGGTCGCCCAGATCACCTGGCCCGCCACCCGCGCACGGCCCCAGACCTTCCCGATGGCACCACCTTCTCCGGCACCGGTAAGGCGCAGTCGTTCGATGCGGCCGACGTCGACCGGGTCCGAGCCAGAGCCGAGCACCCGCTGATCGATTGCCCGACCGATTGTAGCGCCGACCGCACGTCCGATCACGGCGCCCGACAGCCCAAGAACGGTGCCGCCAAACCCGGCACCGACGGCTGCACCCGCCGCCGAAAGAAGCAGTGTAGCCATTCACTTGGCTCCTTCTGGAAAGGTGAAACGCGCCACGATCCGGCGCTGCCACGGCAACGAAAGCGAGCTTTCGATCACACCATGGCCGGTGTAGGCGTGAATGAAGCGCGGGTGGTCACCGGTCGCGGATTGCAGGCCCAGATGCTTCGCGATGCTCCCGTCCCGCATCCGGAACAGAAGCACATCCCCGGCGTTTGCAATCTCAAGGCTTGCAGGCAAAAGCCAGCGCTGTGCGGCCTCCCACAGTAGCTCTTCACGTGTCGGCTCCGCCCAGTCTTCCGTGTAGGCCGGAACCATCTCCGGTTCTTGGCCGTAGACCGTGCGCCAGATGCCGCGCAACAGCCCAAGGCAATCAGACCCAGCCCCGATGACGCTCGCCTGATGCCGATAGGGCGTTCCGATCCAGCGCCTCGCTTCATCGACGACTTGAACGGCAATGCTCATGCGCCGCCGCCCCCCGTGCGCCGCGCGCCGCCATTTGCGCGGTCCGGAACAGGGTAGGACGCAAGCCAGTCTTCTCCGGGGATGTGGGGGAACCCGCGAAAATTCAGAAAGTTGGAGAATTTCGTCTGGCAAGTAGAGGCAGCTTTGTCGCATCCGGCAGCGATCTTGACCGTGTCTCCGACAGCGACGGGTGCGCGGATGCCTTGCCAAAGCTCGATACGCCGCTTGTCACCCTCGATCCTGTCGATCTTGACGACACCCAGCAGGCCACTCGCACTGCCCGTCGCAACTTCGAAACGGCCGCCCTCAAACCAGCGGTCATCAAAACCGGCAAGGCTCGCAAAGCGGAACACCCTTCCATCCTCGACCTCTTCAACGGGTCGACTTGCGGTGTAGCCCGGTTGCGACAGATCGAAAGCACAACGACTGTCGCCAAGAACCGCCGAGCAGCCCGGAGTGTATGCCATGCCATGCGGACGGTTCAGCACTTCGCTCAAGCCGCGCAACTCGGCGCGGAAACTGCCACCGGAACGGGTGATTTCGCCCAGGCTGCCGCGAAACTGCTCGACCAGGTCCTGCGGTGTCTCCCAGTTCACCAGAAAGGCCCGGACTTCCGCGCCGTCAAAGCGACCGGAAAGAACATCCGCTTCGGTCACTGCGGCATCGCTTAGGGCACCGAACGCTTCGGTGTTGTCCACCGAAAGTCCGGTTGTCTGCTGCAAAGCTTTCGCCGTCATCCCGGTGTCCGCACGGCAAATCACGCCGTTCACGACAAGGTCCCGGTCGTGGTCGGTGAAACCCATCTCGACTCCGTCGCGCCGCCGGATCGTCCAGGCCCGGCAGACATTCGTCGTCCCGGTTGCCAGGTGCGCGTAAAGCGCCTGTGCTGTCATAACCTTATCTCCACAACCGGAACCGAGGGCACTTCACCCGCCTGAAACGAAGCGACCGAGGTCTGGATCGCGTCGGAATCAAATCGCACCGGCACGTCAAACTCGAACCCCGCAGCCACCCGCGTTCCAAGATCGGGCGCGAGCGAAAAGGTGATTTCGCCCGTCTCCAGGTTCACGGTGAATTCCTGGCCCTCGATCTTCGGATCACCCGCGACCGACACCCGAACCGTCCCTGCGACCGGCTTCCGGATCGGCCGGGAATAGCTCTGCTGACCAGAGACATAGGTCTTCTGCAGCTGGAATACCGTCTGCAGGCCGGTGCCGGTCCCGATCTGCTGATCCTCCGGACCGGGAGTGCCCGACGGAGCACAGGACTTGTAGTCGGACCAGTCCTTCCAGCGGAACCCGTGCAGTTGCCCCGTCCGCGCCTCGAAAAACGCGATCAGCGTCTCCACGTCGTCCAGCGACCGAAGGCCAAGCCCTGCATCGTATCGCCTGCGGGAATGCTGCCAGGGTGTGTTGCGTTCCTCGAACCCGTTCGCCAGCGTGACGATCTCGGTCCGTCGCTCCGGGCCGCCGACCGAACCAAAACTCAGGCTTGCGGGAAACCGTATCTCATGAAAGGCCATGTCTCTTCCTCACCGATTGCGCTGGCCACGCGACAGGGCGCGGCTGACCTGGGCGGCCACCTGGGACTGGCTGCGCTGGAATCCCTGGACGTCCGGGGTCGTGATGTTCATCACCACGCTGACTGTCCGTCCCCCACCGGCCTGTACGCCGAGGCGGCCATCCGGCCCACGCGCCAAAGGCATGATCGCTTCCGGGCCTGCCTCGCCCATCAAACCCATGCCACCCCGCATCGGGAAGGTCGTTGCCGACCCCACGATGCCTCCCTTCGCAAACGGCATGACCTTGCCCTGGCTGAACGTTCCACCGGCGGCAAACGGCATCCCGCCCCCCATCAGTCCTGCCACGCCCTGCGCCAGAAACCCGCCCAGCGCATTGGTCACCGGCTTCATCGCGACGGAATAGACCGTGTCCACGATGGTGTTCGCGACCGTCTTCAGCGCGTCATTCAGCTTCATCCCGTCGAAGACCAACCCATCAAAGGCCTTGCGCAAGCCCCCGCTGATCCCGCTCGACAGCGTGTTCACCTCGCGGCCCGTGAAGACCATCGTCTCCCGCATCCTCGCGAGCTCACCATCGAACGCCGCCACCATCGACACGGATGATCCCAGCTGCGCCTCAAGCGCCTGCAGCTGCTCCTGCATCGTTCCGATATCCGCCATCGCCCTGATCCTTCCTCACATCCGGAAACGCCGCCGCCAGTTCTGCCAGCCGCGCGCGCGTCAGGGGCGGGACCAGCCCCTCCCGCCCCAGCATGATCTTCAGTTCGACCGGCGTGAGCCGCCAGAAGACCACCGGCTCCAGCTTCAGCCCGTGCAGCCCCGCCTGCATCAGGCCCCGCCAGTCGATGCCGCTCATGTCTCGCCCGGCAGCGAAAAGGCCCGCGCCAGCAATTCCGCCGCCGCCCGCGCCGCCTCGACCGGCCCGCCGCCGAACTCGACCCGCAAGAGGTCCGCCGCTGTGCCTTGCCAGCCGCCTCCACGCAGCCCGGCCACGATCAGCGCCAGCACAGCGCGGGTCGAGAACCGCCGCTCCTCGAACCGCTGCACCAGATCCAGAAGCGACCCCGTCTCCAGCGCCTCCTCCAGCTCGGCCAGCGCGCCCAAAGTCAACTTTGCGAGGTAGCGCTGGCCATCAAGGACAATCGCCACCTCGCCTGCCCAGGGGTTCGCCATCTCAAAGCGCCGTGAAGGTCAGCGCGCCCGCCGAAGCCATCGCCATCTCGTAGCTCGCCTCGTCATTGTGGCTGCCCGAATACTCGATGGAGGTGATCTGGAACGGACCCTCGATGACGCCAAAGCTCGGGATCACCACCTGAAAATCCGGGATCTCGCCGTTGAAGAACACCGCCCGCGCGCGCTCGTCGGTGTTCTCGTCACGGAACACCCCCGACCCCGAGATCGCCGCCGACTTCACGCCCGCCCCGGCCAGAAGCTCGCGCCAGCCGCCCTGGCTTTCCAGGCTGGTGACATCCACCGATTCCGTATTGAAGCTGATCCGCGTCGCCCGCAGCCCTGCGATGGTGACGAACTGGCCGTCCCCGGTCTGGTCGATCTTGATCAAGAGGTCCTTGCCGCTTTGCACAGCCATGTCCGTTCTCCGTCCTGCGATGAGTGGTGGCGCCATGCGCCTCCCCTCCCCCTTGCGGGGAGAGGCTGGGGGTGGGGGGACTGCGGGGCTACACCTGCACCCGCGCCCGGAAGGTCAGGTCGATCCGCCGCGTCTCGCCTTCCTCTATCCGGCGCGCCGAAGCCCGCAGGAACAGAAGGTTCACCAGCGTCCCCCGGCTCAGGACCAGAGCGGCCCCGACGAGGGCGTCCGAAATGTCGGCGGCAATCGTCTTGATCGACAGGAACCCGGTCGCGTCGGTGATCACGCTGATCACCATTTGATGCTCGGCCCCGGCGCCGGTCTTGTCCGACTGGTCGCGCACTTCTTCCGGGCCGATCAGCACGAAGGTTCCGGTCACGTTCGGCGGCACCGCGTCGTAGATCGACACACCCGTCAGGGCAGGCCAGGTCGACAGCCGCTGGAACACCGCCGTCTGCAGGGCGGGCGCTGCACCGTAGCTCATTTCGGCACCTCCTCGCGGGCAAAACAGGTCAGGTAACGGCCGAACGGGTCGCGTTCGGTCACCGCCTGGATCAGGAACAACCGCGTCCCCTCGCGGAACCGCTGCCCGGCCTTGGGGCGGGACCCCGACCCGACCGGAGCACCGCGAACCGTGATCCGGTAGGGCACCGCCGACAGCATCCGCTCTTCGCCAAGGGTATCACTGCCCGACCCCGGCAGGACCTCGGCCCACAGTGTGCCCAGCACCGTCCAGGCCTCGGTGAAGCCACCCGCGCCATCCGGAGTCCTGACCACCCCTTCCAGCACCAGCGCCCGGTTCAGCTGCGGCGCATTCATGTCTTGCCCCCGCCCAGGATGCGCACCGTCCGCCAGCGCTCGATCAGCGTGACCACGCCAAACGGCAACCCCGCCGCCTGCGCTCCGTCATCGTGGCGATGCTCGTAGTATTCGCCCGCCAGAAGCAGGACGGCCTGACGCAGGTCGACCGGAATGTCCGTCCACGCCGCGCCGAAGCCCGCATCGAACACGACCTTGACCAGCCCCTCGCTCGGGATCGTCGGCAGTGTCGTGCCCTTTCCCGCCAGACGAGGCCGGTGCAGGTCGGGAACCAGCCGGTATGCCGCCGTCGGCACCACCCCTTCGCCCCCCGCCGCATCGACCAGCGTCACGCTGACGATGCCGACGACCGGGGACACCGGTAGCGCCTGCTCCGCTTCCCGCCAGCAGTCCAGCACCCACAGGAACCGGCGCTGAAACAGCATCTTGCCGATCCGGCCCTCGATCACCGCCAGGGCTGCGCGAAGATGGATCTCGATCAGCCCGTCCTGCAGCCCGTCCTCGGCAAAGCCGGACCCCATCCGCAGATGGTCCTTCATTTCCGCCACCGGCAAGGCTGCCTGCGGCACCGGGGTCATTTCGGTCAACATCATGGGTCATTCTCCGCCCGGAACCGGGCCTGATGGGATTTCGCAGGCGGGGTTGGGCCCGATCCCCGCACCGGGGGCCGGATCGTCAGGACACGGCGATCTTCAGAAGCTTGACCGCCGCAAAGTCGGTGATGTCGCCGCCGACGCGCTTGTTCGCGTAGAACAGGACGTTCGGCTTGGCCGAGAACGGGTCGCGCAGGATGCGCAGATCCGGGCGTTCGGCGATGGTGTAGGCTGACCGGAAATCGCCGAAAGCGACGGCATAGGCGTTTGCGGCGATGTCGGGCATGTCCTCGGACACGACCACCGGATAGCCCATCAGCCGTGCAGGCTCGCCCGCCGCAAGCCCGTCCGACCACAGGAAACGACCATCGGCGTCCCGCATCTTGCGCACGGCACCCACGGTTTTCGAGTTCATCAGGAAAGTGCCGTTCGCCCGGTAGTCCGCGCCCAGCGCATAGACCAGGTTGATGATGCAGTCCGCCGGGTTGGTGGTGGCAAAGTCTGCCGCAGCACCGGTCGGCACATAGCCGATGTTGCCCCAGGTCCAGGTCGCATCCGCAACCTTGGTCGGCAGCAAGATGCCCTTCGGCTTGTCGATGCCGTCACCGTTGATGAAAGCCGCAGCCTCCGCCCGGATGAAGCGCGTGGCGATCTTCTCGGCCAGCCAGCCCTCGACGTCGAAGGCGCTGTCATCCAGAAGACGCTGCGAAGCTTTCGGCATCGCCGCCAGCTCGTGCAGCTTGATCGAGATGCGCTCGATGATCGGCGTCGCGGTCTCGGTCGTCGCCGCCACTTCGGTCGCCCAGCCCGAGCCCACTTCCGACCGGTCGACCAGCACGTCGAACGAGGTCGCCTCGACTTGCACGACGTTGGCGATCGACCGCAGCGACGACGTCGCGAACAGCATCGACCGGATGCGGTCGGCAGTCTGCGGATCGACCAGATAGCCGCCATCGGCGGCCACGGCGGTCGACATCGCCTTGCCTTCCAGGGTCAGGCCGCGCAGGCCGTCGTCATCGCCCGACCGCAGATAGGCGTTGAACGCCTTCTGGTGCGGGGCTTCCACCTCCGCACGGGCCGAAAGCGCCGGGCGGCCATAGGACATCGTCTTTGCGTTCAGCATGGTCAGTCGCTCTTCCTGATGTTTCAGCGTGGATTTCACTTCGTCCTGAAAGGTGCTGAATTCTTTCAGAAACCCGGCCATGGCGGCCTTCGCCTCCGCAGCCGGCGATTGGGCGTGGGACAGATCTTCCCCGGCCCGAGCCTTCGTCTCGGTCATTCCGAACATCCTTTTCGTTGCATATGGGACAGCCCGCGCTATCGCCCGGCCAGACTGCGGCGCGCGTCCTCGAAGACCGCCGCCATGTCGCGCCAGTCCTCGTCCAGGGCATCCGCCTTGGCCGCGACCCGCGCCTCGGGAAGCATCGGAAAGGTCACCAGCGACACTTCCCACAGCTCCAGTTCCGACAACAGGCGCCTGCCCTTGCCGTCACGTTCCGCCTTGACCGTCCGGTAGCCGATGGACAGCCCGTCGATGGCCCCCGCTGCCAGAAGCGCCGCGACCTCGCGGCCCTTCTCGACCTCCTGCAGGATGCGCCCCTTGACCCAAAGGCCCGTGGCATCCTCGCGCACCTCGTCCCAGACCCCGATCGGCTGGCCCGGATCATGCTGCCACAGCATCTTGACCCGGCCCTGCCGCGCCGCCAGCCGCTTCAGGCTCGCGGCATAGGCCCCCTTCTGCACGATGTCGCCGCCCTGATCGGTCTTCCCGAACAGCGAGGCATAGCCCTCCACCACCTGGCCGTCGCTCATCACCAGGCCCGTTTCGGGTTGCTGGAACTTCCGCTCGGGTGCGCCACACTCCGTCATCGCCTCACCTCATCGCTGCCTGGATGACCGTCTCGGCCATCTGCGCCAACAGGAACGCCGCCACACCGTAGACGCCGACCCAGATCCGTTTCTCCAGCCGCTCCAGCGCCGCCTCGATCAGCGACAGCCGATACTCCAGCCCCGCCCAGCGTTCGTCCGCGACCCTCTCGTTCGCCTCGATCCGCGCTGCGGCGGCATCGAAACTGTCGTACAGGAACCGCGATCCGCCCTCCGACCGCCGCGCCGTCATTCGCCCTCCGGCAGCTTTGGCAGCCCCAGCAGAGTGCGCTTTTCGGCGACCGTCAGGAACTCGGCAGCCGACACGCGCGTCCACAACTGGTCCCGCTCCAGCGCAAGTGCGGGCACCTGGTCGAGGTCCGGCTTGAAGTCCACCGCCTCGCCCGCGAACCGTGACAGCCAGTGCGCGAGGTCCGCCATGACCTTCGTCGCCAAGGGCAGCACCGTCAGGCGGTAGAACGCACGGTTCGCCTCCTGATAGTTGGAATAGGTCGCATCGCCGGGGATCCCCAAGAGCATCGGCGGCACCCCGAAGGCAATCGCGATCTCCCGCGCCGCCGCCTCCTTGGTCTTCTGGAACTCCATATCCGAAGGCGAAAACCCCATCGGCTTCCAGTCAAGCCCGCCTTCCAAGAGCATCGGCCGCCCGGCATTCCGCGCGCCCTGGTGGTGCGCCTCCATCTCGCTCACCAACCGGTCGTACTGATCCGACGACAGGCTCGCCGCCCCGTCCGCGCCCTTGTAGACGATCGCCCCCGAAGGCCGCGCGGCATTGTCGAGCAGCGCCTTCGACCAGCTCGACGCGCTGTTATGTACATCCACCGCCACCGCCGCCGCCTGCATCGGCGAAAAGCCATAGTGGTCGTCCTGCGGGTGGAAGGTCTTCAGGTGGCAGATCGGGCTGACCTCGCCCGTCACGTCATAGCGATGCGTCCGCCCGCCAACCGTGTAGTCATAGGCCACCGGCCAGCCATCCGCCCCCGGCACCAGGTTCATCCGGTCCGACCGCAGCACGTGCAGCTCGCCGGGGCTCGCGCCGGAACCGGGCACCGCCTCGACATAGGCGTTCCCGGCCAGAAGCAGGTAGCCATAGACAGCCTCCAGAAACTCCGCCCGCCCCTGCACCCCGTTCGGCCGCCCGATCAGGTCCAGCAGCGGATGCACGTCGAACCGCTGCGCCCCGTTCTGGCAGACCAGCGGCAGCGCCGCCGCCGCTTCGGCGATCAGCCGCACCACCCGGTAGCCCACCGGGTTGCCCTGAAACCCGGTCCGCGTCAGGCTGCCCATGTCACGCGGGCTCCAGGCCACCCGGCCCGCGTTGCCCCAGGCGATCACCCGGCCCACCGCCGACGCCTTGCGCTCTGACACCGGCTCGACCGGCACCTTCCGCAGAAAATCGAACACCATCTCGCGCTCCCTCATGCCTCGGGCGGTGCCCGATCATCCGGGCTGCCCCGACGGCGCCCGGCCATATGACCCGCAAGGGCCGAAGATCCCTTAAAGTGACCGCACGCTCGGCCGCAGCCCGTGCAACGGCGCCAGCATCAGGTCCGTCAGTGCCCAGACCAGCGCATCCAGCCGGTCGGGGCTTCCCGCCCCCTGCCACCCCGTGGCCGACATCCGGGCCATCTGGTCTTCCAGAGGTCCAAGACCGCGCACATGCGCCACCCGGCCCTGCTCGTACAAGGCGGCCACCGGCTCGGCGCGCAGCATCTTCGACCGCGTTGCATGCACCCCCCGGTACGGCACCAGCGGGTCCACCATCCGCACCAGCTGCTCCACCAGGTCACCGCCCTGGTTCACTTCCGCCACCAGCCGGTCCGCGCCATGCCGTTCCATCGCGCCCAAGGCCGCCCGCGCCCAGCCCTCCGGCGTCGCCCCCTTCACGCTGGCATCCTCCAAGACCACGGCCTTCCAGTCTCGCGGCTCACCGCGCGTATCCGCGCCGACGACCAGAATTCCGCATTCGTCGCTGGTCTTGTTCGCGGTCACCGGCGGGTCCACCGCCACAACGATCCGGTTCACCTGCGGCACGACGGTTTCCCGCGCCGCTTCAAGCATGGCATGGGTCCAAAGGGCACCATCCGCCTCCTCGACCAGCACGCCGTCCAACTCCTGCCGGCCAAAGCGCGTGCCGCCGTACCGCGCCTGCACTTCGGCCAGAAAGCTTTCCGCCAGATAGGCCCGGTTCGCCTCGGTCGGCGCATGGGTGATCACCGAGGACGGGTTCTTCAGGATCGCCTTCAGCACCGACACGTTGCGAGGCGTCGTCGTGACCACCGCCTGCGGGTTTTTCCCCAGCCGCAGCGCAAACTGCAGCTGGTCCCAGGCCTCCCCCCCGCGTTTCCACTTGCCCAGCTCATCCGCCCAGGCCGCATCGAACTGCGGCCCCCGCATTGCTTCGGGCTCATGCGCCGAAAAGACCTGCGCCACAGCCCCGTTCGGCCACAGCAGCTGCCCCTTCGACGCCTGCCACTCCGGCTTGCGGTCGGGGGGCGAGCAGGCCACCAGCCCGCTGTCGCCCAGAACCATCACGTCGCGCACCTGATCGACGGTCTCGCCGACCAGCGCCACTCGTTTCGCACGTCCAGGATCCGCAGGCCCCGCACCCTCGACCTGCGCGCGCACCCATTCCGACCCGGCCCGCGTCTTGCCCGCGCCGCGCCCGCCCATGATGACCCAGGTCTTCCAGGCCCCGCGCGGCGGCAGCTGGTGCGGCAACGCCCAGAATTCGAACACCCAAGGGAGAGCCAGCAGCGCGTTCTGGCTCAGGCCCGCCAGAAACTCATCCACTTCCTCCGGCGTTGCGGAGGCAAGCCAGGCGGCGCCCGATTTCAGCTCGGGCCTCGTCAAGGTCGAGCGCCCCTCCGGCTCCGACATGGCCGGCAATCTGCTTGCGGAGTTGGTCAACTTTGCCCCTTTCCTGCAGCACCGCCATGGCCGTCGCGCGCAGGTCGCGGATGGCCGTCTGTGCCGCCTTTACCTCGTTGAAATCCCCCTCGCTGATCGCATTGATGGTGCGGTGCAGCTCCATCATGGTCAGCTCGTAGATCCTTTCCGTTGCCCCCAGCAATTCTTCTGGTGTGGGGGCGTCCCCCGAAAACCTCACTGTCATCTAGACCCGTCACCCCTCATGCAGCCCCGGCACGAGAGAAATGAGAAAACGGCCAGCGGGGTCGCCCCCGGGCCGTTTCGACACTTCTTCTAGCATGCCGGAATCTCTACATCAGACCGTGCGGAAAGTCAAGATAAAACACAACGCGCTCAATGACTTGCGGGACGCAGCGTTAGGCAGTTGTTAACCTTCACTCGCCCTGCACGCCCGTTTCACCTTCGGCACCCTGTTCTGCCTCGATGGCCCGCCATCTGGCGACGTTCTCGTTGTGCTCGTCCAGCGTCCTTGCAAAGGCGTGACCGCCCGTTCCGTCCGCCACGAAGAACAGATAGTCGGTCTTGTCCGGGTTCACCGCCGCCCGGATCGCCTCGACGCCCGGATTTGCGATCGGCGTCGGCGGCAGCCCGTCGATCACATAGGTGTTGTAGGGCGTCTCGCGGCGCAGCTCGCTTTGGCGCAGGCCGCGCCCCAGCACGCCCTCGCCCTTGGTGATCCCGTAGATCACCGTGGGGTCGGTCTGCAGCCGCATCCCCTGCTGCAGCCGGTTGACG